TGCGGATCATCGCGCGGTAGGCCGCAATCTCGCCGATGCAGGCCGTCGTCGCCCGCTCGTTGCCGATCACGGCTCCGTCCGTCAAATTATCTACGGTCGAAAGTTGGCACTCGCGCACCGTTTCAATAAAATCGGCAAAGCGCGTGTCGCGCGCAAGGCCGATGAGGGACGATTGGATTTTCTTCTGTCGGTTTAGCTGGGCTTCGGCGAGGGTCATGCCCCACCGATACTCCCGCCAAGCGGGGTGTCAAGCACTATGGCAAACCTCACGCGCCATAGACCCCGACTTTGGCATTCTGTTTTTGGACGATCTGTTGCTGCGTTTGCTTTACGATCTTATCCAACCGAGCCTTAAAGGCTTGGTCTTGTTGATACCGCTGCTTCACGTCCGGCTGCTGGCCGTAATTCTGGATCGTCTGCATCACGAGGTCAGGCGGCGCGTTCAGGTCAATGTCGCGGTCCACGCCTGAGAATACTTGAGCGAGCATCGTGTGCGTCTCGTTGACGGTCTTCTGTGAGCCGGTGTCCTTCGGCAGCACGACCAACTCGGCCCAATTTGGATCTATCGTTTGCACCGCGAGCTGAATCACTTCGCCGTAGTCAATTTGTCCATACTTGTCGAACATGCCGGCAACTTCCGCCAGTGACTTCAGCTTTTGCTGCTGCACCTCTGGGTTCATGCTCTGGATGTCGAACGTGAGACGGAAATCAAATTCCTCATCGTCCTGCCCCTTGTGAAATTCAACGGGATCAGCCTGCTTCAACCCCAAGCTGCCGCCTGATGGCGAGCAGGACGGCTACGCCAAGTTTGGTCTGCTCGGTTACGCAGACGGCGCGTATCCGTTCGTCATTTTCCGCCGCGAGCATTTGTCCCGCAAGCTGCACGACACCCGCGGCATTCCCGAGCCCGGCAAGCCACTCCAGCAGCAGATCAAGGTTCACAAAGACAGCCTCATTGACGCGGCATCATTGGCCATTTGCCCGCCCATGATGTATCCGCAGGGCCGTCCTCCGCTGCGCTGGGGTGCCGGCGCACGCATCGCAGAGCGACGCCCTGGCGAATATCATTTCGCAGACAGACCCGCTTACGATCCAAGCACAGAAAAGAGCGAGGCTAACCTCAAGGCAGACTTCAACCAATACCTCGGGTTTACATCCGCTGAGACCGACCCAACTTTTGCTGGGTATAAGAACCAAAAAGAGGCAGAGAGCTTCATGGACGGATTCAGCAAAGTTTTCGCCAAAGTTTGGAGCCGCTACAAACAATATGGAAGCGAAGAGATTTACTTCCGCGTCGTCGGTCTGAAGCAGGCCGATCCCGTTGAATTTCACAAGGGGCAGGACGATGAGGAATTTGATTTCCGTCTCACGTTTGACATCCAGAGCATGAACCCCGAGGTGCAGCAGCAAAAGCTGAAGTCACTCGCGGAGGTTGCCGGCATGTTCGACAAGTATGGACAAATCGACTACGGCGAGGTGATTCAGCTCGCTGTGCAAACGATAGATCCAAATTGGGCCGAATTGGTAGTGCTGCCGAAGGACACCGGCTCGCAGAAGACCGTAAACGAGACGCACACGATGCTCGCGCAAGTATTCTCAGGCGTGGACCGCGACATTGATCTGAATGCGCCGCCTGACCTCGTGATGCAGACGATCCAGAATTACGGGCAGCAGCCGGACGTGCAGCAACGATACGGTCAAGACCAAGCGTTCAAGGCGCGGTTGGATAAGATCGTAAAGCAAACGCAGCAACAGATCGTCCAAAAACAGAACGCAAAGGTCGGGGTCTATGGCGCGTGAAGTTTGCCATAGTGCTTGACACCCCGCTTGGCGGGAGTATCGGTGGGGCATGACCCTCGCCGAACAACAGCTCGCCCGACAGAAGAAAATCCAATCGTCCCTCATCGGCCTTGCGCGCGACACGCGCTTTGCCGATTTTATTGAAACGGTGCGCGAGTGCCAACTTTCGGCCGTAGATAATTTGACGGACGGAGCCGTGATCGGCAACGAGCGGGCGACGACGGCCTGCATCGGCGAGATTGCGGCCTACCGCGCGATGATCCGCACTTACGACGAGGCGGTGGCCCTGGCGGCGCAGCAGGCGGAGGGTGCTTAATTAAGCCGCGCCAACCCAGCGCGGCCTTTTTGCGTCCATCATCGTGCATTTTGCACGATTGAAATATGCCAACGCGCGGCTTCAATCATAGGTAAAATCGTGCATTTTGCACGTAATGGTAGTTGACATTGCAAAATGCACGATTGATTGATTGCGCACACGGCAAACCCGCCGCGCGTTAGGATGTCAGCTACGTTACTTCTTACGTTTAAGATGCCGACAGAAAATATCGAGGCCACTTCGCCGGCCGCTAAAAAAGGTGATGCGCAAGTGAAAGGGTCGGGCAATATTGAGACGGGTCAGGCAGCGGTGCTTTTGATGGCGCAAGCCGACAAAGCAAAGCAACAGCCGGCTCGCCAAGCTGCGGAAAATACTGCCCCCGAGGTAATCGCCCCGGACCTGACCATGAACAATCCGGCAGCAGAAGCTCCACCAGCTTCCGAAGAGACCGCCCCCGCCGAAGAAGCCACTCCAGCCGCCGAGACGACAGAGGCCGCTCCAGAGGCAACTGAGGAAGAGGCTGATTCTGTTCCTTCTCAGACAATTTCATTCACTCCCGAGCAACAAAAGCTGCTTAATAAGCGCATTGGCAAGGAAGTTGCGAAGACCAAGGCGATTGAGGCCCAAAAGGCTGAACTCGCCGCCAAAGTGGCCGAACTTGAGGCCAAGATTGCAACTCCCGTCGCCCCGCAAGCCCCCATCGTAGTAGCCCCAACGCCAAATATGCCGTTGGGTGATGTAATGGACATCGCCAAATTGGGCGAGATCCAGAGCACCGCCAAAGAGGCGGCACGCTACATTGAGGACGTGCTGGACGACACCGGCCAATGGCAGACGATGACCGATCCCAAGGACGAGGACCGCCAGATCAAGGTCCACAAGATCGGTGAGACGCTGTTCACTGAGGTAGACCTGAAGCGCAAGTTGCGCGAGGCCCGCCGCACGCTGGAAGACCATATCCCGCAACGCGCTCAGTGGCTTGCTACCAAGCAGCAGATCACGCAACAAGCTCATGCCCGCTTCCCGTTTCTGACGGATAAGCAGAGCGCCGAGTATCAGATGGCCGAACAAGGCCGTCGCAATCCGCAATATGCCGCCCTCATGGCGATGCCTAATTCGGAATGGATACTTGGAGTGCTCATCAAGGGTGCGAAAGCGGTTGAGGCCGAGGATGCTGCCAAAGCAGCCCCGAAGCCAAAGCCCGTTGCGGTGGTAAAGCCAAAGCCGGCCGCGGATCAAACCGCCGTCTCGTCTTCAGCTTCAGCACCACGGGCACCTATCGGTTCAGCCGAGCGGCAGCAAGTTGCAGCGGAGTCAGCGAAATTGTCGGCGAAGGGCGGGATTACTTCGGATGATGCGGTGGGCCTCTTACTCAAAAGCTCACAGTTACGCAAAACTCGATAATTCCATGGCTCTAGCTACATCATACAACGTCTCCGGTGATCGTGAAGCACTCACGAACTTCCTCACTATCCTCGAACCCGAGGATACTCCCAAAACGTCTACGTTCGCCAAGACCACCAAGGTCACGAACACCTATCAAACATGGCAGGCTGATACCCTCGCTAATGTCGATTTCGCTGGCGTCCTTGAAGGCGCTGACGTGGCGGCATTCAACAATGAAGCTGCCAACCGCGCACGGTTCGGCAACTACATTCAAAAGTTCTGGCGTCCTTGGATGGTGTCTGACCTCCAAGAAGCGTCCGACCCAGCCGGCACTGACGGCGAAGTTGCGAACAGCAAGGTCAAGGCCATGCGCGAGCTTAAACGCTCCATCGAAGCCGCAGTCGGCTCCGATAACGATATGCAGGCCGACACCGGCCTCGCGCCTTACAAGACCCGCGGCCTCGGTTCGTGGATCAGTTCTACGGCGCAGACGACCAATCCGGTCCCCACGCTGTTCCTGACGCCATCCGGCAACATCAACGCCACCGCTACGGCGAGCTTGACCGAAACGCTGTTCAACGGCGTCTTCCGCTCAATCTTCACCCAAAACGGCGGTCGGCGGTCTACAGCCTGTTCGCTGGTCCGTCGCTTATCACGGCGATCAATCAGTTCCAGCGCCAAGAGGGCACCACGACGGCCAAGAGCTACATGGTGAACCAAGACGCGACTGCGAACCGCATCGACCTCGAAGTGGCTATCTACAAGGGTAGCTTCCACACGGTCACGATGATCCCTGACATGTTCAACGGCCTTGCTGACGGTGCGGCGGTTACGACCACCACCAATCAGCAGATGGCCCGCGGCTACGTCATCGACCCGGCCCTCGTCGGCATCGGCACCATGCTCGGCGTGGATTCGATGGAGTTGGAAAACCAAGGTGGCGGTCGGCGTGGTCTGGTTCAGACTGCGCTCCTCCTCATGGTCAAGAACCCCCGCGGTCTCGGCAAGTTCAACGCGACCAGCTAATAGCCATAACAGTAACAACTAACAAAGGAACAACCTACCATGGCTAACACAAATATCACCATCAATCCGGCCCGCGTCACCCCGCTTTCTGAGCAGGAACAAGCGGCCACGGGTTACAACTACAAGGCCACCGTGCTCTACGGCGACCTTTCGGCCGCAGGCACGGGCGCGTCCGACACCGGCACCATCGTCCTCGGCAATACGCCGACCAAATGGTATGTCGATAAGGCGGGTCTCAACATCCGCACGGCGTTCGCGGGCATCACTGCCGCGACCGTCACCGTGGGCACGACCACCACGGTCAATGCCGCCATCGCCAGCGTAAGCATCCTGACGGCGGCTTGGGTCGGCCAGGCGTCCGGCGTGGCTGTCTCGACCAACCTGACGGGCGTTACCGCTCTCAGCACGGTTGCGGTGTTCACGGCGGCGGGCACGGGTGGTCTCGCGGGCCTGACGGCAGGCGCGCTGGACGTGTATCTTAGAATTAAAGATACAAGCACGCTCCCATAATTCATCAGGCTACCTCGGGTTCCGTGTTTTTACATGGAGCCCGAGGACGCCTTTTTTCAGTCGGGAGCCTTTTCCCAGTAGCGATTCTTTGAACTAGATTCTCGGTAACGCCGAACTTTTTTTGAGCATCAAGCCTAGATCCGCCAGACTTCAGAAAGTCGATTATTCCGGCGATAATTGATTCATCGTAAAGCACTGGAGCCGAAACTTTTTTCCTACCAACGCCAGAGCAAAACGTCATATCTCCTTGAGTAGCCTTATCTCCACTTCTGTAGCCTCGCGCAATGTAGGATATGCACGACACGCTAACGCCATTCATGGCAGCTATCTCAGCGAGCGTATGAGTCTTGGATTCAACGAGCGACTTGATTTTTATAACAGCACTGTTGCTGAGTCTAGAATTGTGATGATCTTCACCAATCGGAAGCCTTTTCCTATCCGACGCGTGCTTGGAATTTTCCTTGTGCGTAACCCACTCAAGGTTTTCAACGCGATTATCCGATCTGTCGGAATTAATGTGATTAACGCAGGGCTTATTTTCAGGGTTCGGAATAAATGCAAGCGCAACGAGCCTATGCACGGGAACTTGGTTTTCCCGATTTCCTCCGATGTAAGCGGACGTGCGTTTGTATCCCCATGTCGTGAGACTCTGCTTCAGCATAAGAACGCTTCTCACTTCACCCATTTCATTAACTTCGTAGCGGGCGTCAGCACCGGGTATCTTTCTCCACGTCATTCATGTGTTAGGACATGAATAGATAAATAAATCAACATCAAAATGGTCGCTCAACAAAATATGGTCGCACTCGGAGACGGCGAACTGATCACCGGCTTGCCACAGCAGTTCCTCGATGAGTTCGAGGCGGAGATTCGCGGGCGGGTGCCGGCCGAGAAGGTTGCAGCCCAACTGAGACAAGAGAAGCTGGCGCGCATTTCGCGGCAGGCTGGCTCCACGATCATCGACACGCTCGGTCAAAAGGTAGCCAGCATCGACCCGCGCCTCTATTTCCGCATGTTGCACCAGCACGGGCATCACGAGAACTGGATTGACGATTTCTTGGCGGATAATGTTGAGCTGTGCTGCCCTGGCTACCGGCCCAAGCGCAAGGGCGATCTGCGGCACGGTAAAACCTTTGTGGGTGGGAAGCCCGTCTAACCCATGGAGCCAATGATCCCAATCAACGAGGACGATGACCAGCCCGAGGGTGCTATGGCCGCACCTGCGCCCGCGCCTGACGCCAAGGATGAAGTCTCCATGGCCTTTGCTCAAAAGAGCCTAGCAAAAGCGATTCAGGCCCGTAAAGAGGCAGCGTTGGCCGACAACGAGGAAGCGTATAAGCAGGCTCAGGAAAAGATCAAGATGTGGACCGAGCACCTGAACGATTTCAAGGACAAGGAAGACGACGAGGAAGACGAGGAAGAGGAAGAAGCTCCCGCACCCAGCCTGCTCAAACAGGCCGGCATTTTATTCAACAATCTCAAATAATCCCATGGCAACCAACGCCCCCAAATCCTGCTGTGCGCCGGCCGACATCAAGGCACCGGCTCCGACCGTGAACACATCCAAGGGTGCTACGTCCAAGGCCGATTGTTGCCGCCCCGAACACAAGTCGCCGGAAGCGATGCTCAGTCACGTCCGCAAAACCTGCAACGGCGGCAAGGCCGGCGCGGGCAAGTGCTAATCTAACGTGAGTCGCCTAACCAGCCACTATTCCTCGTTCTTAACCCAGTGGGCCGCACTGGTAGGCATCCCCACGTCTCGGTTGACGACTGAGATCGCGGCAGTGGCTAATTCGTGCTTCAACACCGCGATTCAAGCGATGTATGACGCCGCGCAGTGGATAGAGATTAGCCCCTATGGCGAGGCCCGTTTCCTTGGCAATCGGCTCAGTTACCCGAACAACCTAGCCAACACGACCTATTGGACTAACACGGCCCTCACAGCGACCGCAAACAGCATTCCCAACCCTGCGGATGGCAACACCACGGCGACGAAGCTGATGGAGACGGCGGCCAACTCGGCGCACAAGGTTGTCCAGACCGTCACCACGTTTTATCCCAGCACCAGCTACACGGTCTCGTTTTACGCCCGGCCCAATGGCCGCGCGTGGCAATACCTGTCCGTGACCGATGGCGTCACGACCTACACGGCGTTTTTCAACACCACGACCGGCACCGTAGGCACCGCCACCAATTTCAGCACCACGACCATTGCGCAGCAGCCGAACGGCTTTTGGCTGTGCCAAGCGACGTTCACCGCTGACGCTGCGGCTACCACGTCGGGCAGCGTCACGCTCCAGCTCTCAACCGATGGCACCACGCTCTCCTACGCGGGTGACACCGCCAAGGGTGCTTACTTCTGGGGCGCGTTGGTGCAGCAGACCAGCAACACGCCGGTCCAAGATTTGATCCTGCCATGGACGCAGTTGGGCGAGTCGGAAATTGACGTGGTGTTCAATGTCTGGCCATGCAGTCCGTTTGCCAACAACTACCCGTCGCAGTTCGGCTACAACATCACGCCGCTCGGGGTGCAGATCATCAACGGCACGCCTTATGCCTACATAAATTACCAAAATGGCGTTGCGCAAAATAACCTTTACGGAGCGCCGCCTAGCAACCCGATCTACATTTACTACCGCAAGACGTGCCCTCAATTCACGGGCGACGTGTTTGACGCCACCGATACCTACGCCGTAGACGAGCAGGTTTACTTCACAGCGGCAGACGGCTACGGGGACTTCTACAGGTGCATCGTCGCAACCACCGCGGGCCAGTCACCTACCACGACGCCGAACAGTTGGGAGATCGTGACGCTCTACGATACGTTCCTGCAATACTGCATCTACCAGGCGTTCGGGGATTGGCTGATCAGTGACGGCCAGCTTCAAAAGGCTGAATCAATTTATGCGGTTGCCGATTCCAAGATGGGCGATCAGCTAGATAAAATTGAGAGACAGATGAATGTCATGTCGCCAATGAAGATGGCAACCCACCTTACCTCACGACCAGCCTACTAACGGCATACTAATCACCACTAATTTAGTAACCACTCACCACCATGGCCACCTCAAATCAAAACGCACTCTACCCGAAGCGGGCAATGTCCGGCGCATCGGCGACCGCCAGCCAAGCACTAACGGTCAGCACCGCAGCCGTTTCGCCTGTTGGCTACACTGGATCGGCCGAGGTTGGCGCAAACTCAGTCGTCACGTTCGACGTGCAGACATCCAACGTGCGCGTGCGGTGGGACGGCACAAACCCAACCTCAACCGTGGGCCATCTGCTCTACGTTGGCTCGGCCTATACGTGGAACGTTGACCAATTCAACGCTGCCAAGTTCATCCGCGACATGACATTCATCTGTCTCTCAATTTTATCTAGCTGATCGCCCATCTTGGAATCGGCAACCGCATAAATTTATTCAGCCTTTT